CTCGCCGCACCCACCAGAATTTTCATGACGGGCTCTGTGCGTTCATGGATCCATTACATCCAACTGAGGTCTGCTAATGGCACACAGCAGGAGCACATGGACATCGCTAAACTATGTCAGAAGCATTTCATCTGTCAGTTTCCTACTATCTCTAAGGCACTGGACTGGTGTCCTAACCCTAGTGAGTGTGGGTGTGAGGATAATGATACCTATTGGGAAGACCTACAACCTTGTTTGAGGATTGATTAATGAAATTAATTAGATACATGATCACATATACGTTACCTGCTACAGGTAATCGTCACCACTTCAGGATCGTGGAAGCACGATCCCAGTCTGAATCAAGGCAACTCTTTGAAGCAGACGTGCCTACTGCTAAGTGGATTTGCAGTGGTGTAATGCCCCAAAGCAGGAGTTTGTAATGCCTACATACAGTGTAAAGAATCTAAAGACAGGCGAGAAAAAAGAATTCTCTATGTCAATGGTCGCCTATGATCAGTGGCGTAAAGATAATCCCGACTGGGATAAGGACTGGCAGGCAGGTGTCGCTGGCACTACCTACGGAGAACCCAAACAATCGGATGGATTCAAAGAGGTCATGCAGAAGATGCAAGCCGACCACCCTAGAGCAAACTTGTCCCGTTACACCTAACCAACACCCCCTCTATGCCAACATCTGTCAAGTCCAAGACACGCCGTCGCTCCATGAAACTGGAGACACTCACAGCAAAGCAAATGAGAAGAAAGAAACCTATCAATCTTGAGCATCTCAAGCAGATCAATCCACTCACAGACAATCAAGAAACTATCTTCAACTCTTACGCTGAAGGTAAGAATCTAGTATTGCATGGTGCCGCTGGCACAGGTAAGACATTCATTAGTCTTTACTTAGCATTGCGTGAGGTCTTGGATCCTGAGACTCCATACGAGAAGGTTTACATGGTCCGATCACTGGTCCCTACTAGAGAGATTGGTTTTCTCCCTGGTGATCATGAGGACAAGAGTAACCTTTACCAGATTCCCTATAAGAATATGGTGAAGTATATGTTTGAGATGCCAGATGACAATGCCTTCGAGGCACTGTATGATAACCTCAGAGCACAGGAGACTGTCTCTTTCTGGTCTACCTCATTCATTCGTGGCGTGACACTTGACAAGTGTATTATAATTGTAGATGAGTTTAGTAATCTCAACTTCCATGAGCTTGATTCCATTATCACTCGTGTTGGTGAAGATTCTAAGATCATCTTCTCTGGTGACTACTCCCAGTCCGATCTCGTGAAATCTAATGAGCGCAATGGCGTCCTTGACTTCATGAAGATCCTACAATCTATGCCATCCTTCGACTGTGTTGAGTTTGGTATCGAGGACATCGTAAGGTCTGGTTTAGTGAAAGAGTATCTTGTATCTAAAATTAACATGGGAATGTGAATGTCTTTTAATTATGTGGGTCCTGCTTCTCCCCTCAAAGAGTTGGAGAGTAGGACTCTTCCTCACGGAAGATTCTATAAGACCGATAGTGGTTGGATGCCTAGCGTCACAACTGTTGTCGGTCATAATACTAAGGCAGGTATCCTTGCCTGGGAGAAACGAGTAGGATATACTGAGGCAGAGCGCATCCGCCGTGCAGCATCATGGCGTGGCACCAAATACCATACCATCGTGGAGCACTATCTTAAAAATGAATTGGAAGAAGTTGAAAAAAGCGAGGGTCTTCCCAAGTACCTTTTTGGGTTTGCTCGTCAGGATCTTGATCGTATTTCTAACATTCATTGTATTGAAGCCCCTCTTCATTCTCTTAAGTTGGGGATTGCTGGTCGTGTTGATTGCATTGCTGAGTTTGATAATTCTCTAGCAATCATTGACTTCAAAACTACAACTCGAATTAAGAAAGAAGAGTATCTTAAGTCATACTTCGTGCAGGAAGCAGCGTATGCTTACATGTATTATGAGATGACAGGTGTTGAAGTGGACAAACTTGTCACAATTTCAGTATCCGAGCAAGGATCCATGCAAGTTGTGGAAAAGTATGATAAGATACCTTATATGGATACACTCATCAAATGGATCGAAGAGTATCGCTACTATGTCGAGGGACTTAAATGAAAGAGATTGAAGAAAAATTCATGACACAAGGTAAGTTTACCTCACTCGTGGAAATGCGAGTCAAAGAGTCTCAAGGACTCATCAACTACATAGAAGCAGTCGCATCTGTTTGCGAGGAGTTTGAGATCGAGGTTGAAACTGTGAGTAAACTCATCTCGAAACCACTCAAGGACAAAATTAAATGGGACGCACAGCAATTAAATTACATTAAACGAACGAGTAGAGGTATCCTGCCACTATGACAGACAACGAATTTTTCAAGAGTGACGTAGTAAAAGAGGAAGTAGAAGAGATTCAGGAGTGTTATACAGATCTCTTGAAGATGTCTGCAGGTCTTAAGGAGTTTGATCCTGAGCAACGTCTAGAGCATGTGGAGAAGACCCTGGAGTTGATTGCTAAGCAGAAAGTATTCTACTCACGCTTGGCACTAGCATCACATGGGTTGGATCCTACTGATGACAAAGACAATGAAGCAAAGTATGTGAAGGATAGGATTGATCTCCTATCACAAGAGTATTCTGGTGGATTGAATCTAATGATGATCCTCCAGACGATGGAAGACAAACTGCAAACTTGGAGAAAGGAGTTGAAAGATGCCAAATCCTGAAGCACTATGGCAAGACATGCAGAAACTCGATGACCTATACGAAGAGTTACTGTGGGACGCTGACGACGAGCTACAATTCACTCACGATGGTGAGAAGGTCCTGATCATAAACCGCACACGGGCGCTTGACAAACGCTAAATAAGAGTGCTACCATAATACGGTGGCAAACACAACAAAACACAACACAACGGAGAAACACATGTCTTTTGCAAGTCTTAAGAAAAAGTCTGGCACGTTTGATAAACTGACCCAGCAGATTGAAAAGATGTCCAAACCACAGGGTGCTGGTCCTGACGAGCGTCTCTGGAAACCTGGGGTGGACAAGAGCGGAAACGGTTATGCCGTGATCCGTTTCCTTCCTGAGCCTGATGGTGAAGACCTTCCTTGGGCACAGGTGTGGAGCCACGCTTTCCAAGGTCCTGGTGGATGGTATATTGAAAACTCTCTCACTACATTGGGTCAGAAAGATCCTGTTGGTGAATTGAATCGCACACTCTGGAATAGTGGTCTCGATGCTGACAAAGAGATTGCTCGTAAGCAGAAGAGGAAACTCTCCTACTACAGCAACATCTATGTGGTGAAGGATCAACTGAATCCTCAGAATGAGGGTAAAGTATTCCTCTATAAGTATGGTAAGAAGATCCACGACAAGGTGGTGTCCTCTATGCAACCTCAGTTTGAGGATGAAGAGCCTATCAATCCTTTCGATCTTTGGCAAGGCGCTGACTTCCGTATCAAGATCCAGACCATTGGTGGTTACTGGAATTACGATAAGTCTGACTTCGCATCACCTGCTACGTTGGGTGGTTTCGATGATGACAAACTGGAAGCACTGTGGAAGTCTCAGTATTCCCTCAAGGAATTCACTGATCCTACTGCATTCAAGTCTTACGAGAAACTGGAAGAGCGTTTGAATATGGTCCTTAACAAGGGTCGTACTCAGGTCCGCACTCGTGACGAGTCCTTCGAGGATGAGTCTGAGGGACGTGGCAATTTCAACTCGCCTGACATTATGCCACCTGCACAAGTGGTCGCTCCCGACCCCACACCCAGTGGATTCGGTGCTAAGATTGAAGAGTTAAATAAGGCAGATGATGGTCCTGACTTGGACTACTTCGCCGCACTCGCTAACGACTAACATGAAAAAACTTGCCCTTGCCACTCTGCTGCTACTGTCTGCTGCGGCACCTGCCAACGCACTAACCTGGAAGGAATTCTGGGAGCCGTTTGATGGGCATGGGCATTATGAATCTCATCACTACCATCATTATTATGAGCGTCCTAGGAGACGCATGTGTGAAGTGCAAGTAACCCGACGTGTTTGGGTCCCTGGTCGTTGGTTAGGGCGCTACGAATACGTCGAAGGTTACTACGAGAAGCAGACACGTCTCAAGTATAAACCTTGTGGACGACACTATTAACCCCTATATATTATTTCACTTTTGATTCACAGGATCGGCGGAAAAAAATTCGGGGTAATTTTTCGTCTCCAGGGTTTTTCACTATTTTACTATGACAACACACTACAAACCATATTCCCAAGAATGGCACAGATACCGCTATTTGAAGGAGGCACTAGATAAGTATATTGACGATTACGTCGATAATGACACTATCATGAAGGATATCCTAGGTATCGTCTGTGAACGCCAAGAAAGAGCACACGCTGAATTCCATAGA